ATCATGATCCCACCCATGAGACTAGAGATGTCTACACCTGGCCCCCTCATCTCGTATTGTCCTGTGGTACCACCGATGGGAGCTTCAGTGGCAGGTCCATCAGGGGCTCTGGTCGTATTCTGTACGGCCGCCATCATGTTCTTCACGAGGTCTGGATTTTGCTTCATGACATCGTTCATGTTGGGCATGACAGATTTGAACATACTATTCGTAAGGTGGAACATCATCGCAGAACCACCCAACATCATGATCAACTTGACCTCAGGGGCAACATTGACCTTCGAACGGTACTTGACATACAGCTCCTCGAAGACCCCATCGTAATCATCGACATTTTCCATGACGGATTCCGACCAACCCTCTAATTGGATCTCGAAGGGGTTGTACCTCTTGTTCAAAAACTCCAGACCAGTCACACACGCTACGAGCATTCTCCGAGAAAAGCGGATCGACTGTTCCACGTCGATGCTATACGTGATACGTTTCACCTCCGATCTCAATTCCTCGACATTCGAGTAAGCGTTGAGCCTTTTGTTCACCGCGAAACCCTTCTTCTCCAGGCGTCCAAGTTTGTTGATGAGATCCGCCTTTTCTTCGTCGACGGAGGTGTATCCCTTTGAGGGTTGTTCTTCTTGAGCTGTGGTGGGTTCATCATCGTCATAAAAAGTTGGTTCCTCCTCGCCGTAATCAATTTCTTCATCCTGTTGGGGTTGTACAGGAGCAGATTGTTTGTTAGGGTTTACAAAAGCATCCATGGCCTCTTGGTGCTGTTGGGGAGCCGACCGACGCATGGGCTGACTGGGGCGGGGAACGGGTTTTGGGTGTGGAACAGAAATTTGAATTTCATCCATCAGTGCCTGTTCATCGGCGTCCAATTTCATCACATTCGTGGTTCCTCGGTCGAGTACGATTTCTTCGTCCATCTACTCTCTATATGGAAACTAAAAAAATACCTTTAACGCACTTTAAAAAAATCTATACCTATAGTAAATGTTCAACCTTAACAAGACCAACCGTAACGCTCTCATGTCGATCGGTGTGCTCATGTTCATTATTTTCATCCTTACCCTGACCCGGGATGTCAGTATGTACCAGCCCAAGCCCATCAAGATCAAGACGGTCAGTCAGAAGTCCATCTTCGATCTCGAGAATAAGATCGATTGCACCCCTGGTCGTAAGGATGGGAGTGCGTACACCAAGAGCCTCACCCCCGGTGGTCTGTGTGGTGCCCAGAAGCTCGTGTCCGACATGGCGTCGTATGAGATTGAGGATGGAATCGGTGGATCTTTAATCTAAGCTAATAGAAATGGCTCTCATCACTTCCCCGACTGAGAGTATTCCCGATCTCAACTATGAGTACCACACTGTGACTATCGACACTATAGGACAAGACAGTGCCAACACATTCACATGTTTTCTCCAACAGCCACTGAAAAACGTTGTTCAGGCGAGACTTCTCGCCGCTCGAATCAATTCCAATGTTTCGACAGAACATTGTTACGTGTCCATCAGCGAACTCGATACCATCTTCAGTGATAGAGCTTCGAATGTCTATGAAGGTCAGTCTTCGATGAGTATGCTGAGAAATTCGTTCGCGAGTTTGGTGGGAGAGGGAACCTCGACTATCACTTTCAAAGATAACTACCCAGTAGTCACACAATACATCGATCCCATTCGTCGTGTCGATCGTTTCACTGTGACCATTAGGGATCAAGATGGAAACACCATCAAGAACCCCGATGCAAGTGCTGATAATTTTCTCATTCTTCGTTTCGTGTGTAGAAAACCTAATTTGTAATTTTCTCCCCTTAAAGTAGTATTACCATGTCTGCCGGTGTCGTTCAATTGATTGCGATAGGTGCCCAGGATGAATATATCGTGGGTAACCCCGAAATTTCGTTTTTCAGTTCAACATTCAAAAGACATGCTAATTTTTCACAATCCATCGAAAAGCAAACAATCCATGGAGCGGTGAAAAACAATTCAATGTCCAGTGTTCAATTCGAACGTTCTGGAGATCTTCTTAGTTATGTGTATTTTACACTCGATGATACCACCCAGGCCCTAGATATTCAGCGATGGGACACTATCATTGACCACGTTGAACTCTATATCGGTGGTTCTCTCGTAGATACCCAAGATGCGATTTTCACGGAAAAGATTGCCATCGATACATTCGCCCAAAATGTATCCAAGAGCTCCAATGGTACACATCCAGGTGTGAGCGCTCGTTCTTATTTTTACCCCCTACGTTTCTTCTTCTGTGAGGGACCCCAGTGCGCTCTCCCCCTCGTGGCTCTCAACTATCACAACGTCGAGATTCGTATTCACTGGGCTACAGAGGCTTCAAACTATAACGTAGAGTGCTTTGCGAACTATTTTTACTTGGACAACGAAGAAAGGGGTAATATCGCCACTCGTAAACACGACCTTCTCATCACCCAGGTTCAAAAGAATATCGCAAGTGGAACTCTCGTACAGGATCTCACTTTCAATCACCCGGTCAAGTATCTTGCCTCTTCTGATACTACCACTGATGGTGCCCTCACATCTCCCACAAACAAAGTTAAATTGAATATCAATGGTCTCGACGTGAGCAACTACAGATGGGGAAAACCACACTTCATAGATGTTACCAATTACTATCACACAAACTTTGTGACATCCCCCGATTTCTTTCTGTACTGCTTCTGTCTATCGACAAGCTCTCTCCAACCTACAGGGACTCTCAACTTCAGTCGCCTCACATCAGCCAAAATCATGAGTGAGACTATGCCTATCAATGACCCAATATATGCAGTCAACTACAACATTCTCCGTATCGAAAATGGTATGGCTGGTCTCCTCTACGCAAATTAAAATGCCTCAATATATTAAATGGTCAAGAACATACCGACGATCGAACGTTCGACCAAAATTAGGTTTGGTAAAAACTGTACCGAAGACCAGGGTGAAAATACGATCGTCTTCAATGCCAGTAATGTCCAGATTGACACGACACAACCTGGTGCGGTGTACATGACACCCATCAGAAAAGAAACAAGGGGTGGTTATCCAAACTACAAGATGTTGATTTACAACACGGTAACGAAAGAGATTGCTGATTCCGACGTCATCGCCGACGACATTCTCCTATTCGATCTAGAATCTGCCGTTATCAATGGTAATGTCACATCGAATACAGTTTCATTCAATGGCCCGGGAACATCTGTGACCACCCTCTCCAACGTGGGTGTTGCGAATGGTGCACCCATACACACTCTCGATGTGGGTACAAAGTTTTACGTGGATGAAGAAGGTGCGAATGTCCTCACCGTCTTGGGAGACACCTACATACAAGATGATGTTGTCATCGGTGGAAACCTTGATGTAAAGGGGACACTCACATCCATTAACACCGAAAATACAGTCATCAAAGATGCCATCATCGAGATGGGGAAGGGGAACGTCTCTTCCGATATGGGTATCATCATGGACCGACCCGGAACAAATGTTACCATGGGGTATCGTGAAGGTGTCGACGAATTTGTCATCGCACACACCACGAGCAGTGCGACGAGTTCTACCATCACACCATCCTCAGAACTCATTGATGCTCGTGTCCATGGTCGTCTGCACGTGAACTCCAATCTCACAGTCGACACAGATACACTCCACGTAGATGCCATTAGGGATCGTGTCGGTATTAACACTCTAACCCCTCAAACGGACCTTGATGTTGTGGGGAGTGCACATGTACACTCCGATTTTAATGTTGATACAGACACCCTATTTGTTGACGCCTCAACGGATAGAGTCGGTATCAATACACTGACCCCCTCTACAGACTTTCACGTCGAAGGTAGTGCCTACGTTTCTGGGAATGTCACCGTAGACACCGACACATTCCATGTGGACACGGTGAATGACCGAGTTGGTGTCAACACATCGACCCCAACCACAGATTTTCACGTCGAAGGTAGTGCCTACGTTTCTGGGAATGTCGATGTCCAAACAAATCTGAATGTTCTCACAGATGCCGTGATCACTGGAAACACCGACATACAATCAGAACTCAATGTCACCGGAAATACCTTCATCTCCTCGAACGCTGTCGTCACTGGGAACACAGATGTACAATCGGAACTCAATGTCACTGGGAACGCCTTCATCTCATCGAACCTGAACGCTCAGTCAGAACTCAACGTCACTGGGAATGCATTTATGTCCTCAAACGTTGTGGTCACTGGAAATGTAGATGTTCAAGAAAATTTGAACGTTCTCACAGATGCCGTGATCACTGGAAACACAGATGTACAATCGGAACTCAATGTCACTGGGAACGCCTTCATCTCCTCAAACCTGAACGCTCAGTCAGAACTCAACGTCACTGGGAATGCCTTTATGTCCTCAAACGTTGTGGTGTCCGGAAATGTAGATGTTCAAGAAAATTTGAACGTTCTCACAGATGCCGTGATCACTGGAAACATCGACATACAATCAGAACTCAATGTCACTGGGAACGCCTTCATCTCCTCAAACGCTGTCGTCACTGGAAACACTGATGTACAATCAGAGCTCAATGTCACTGGGAACGCCTTTGTTTCCTCAAACCTGAACGCGCAGTCAGAACTCAATGTCACTGGGAACGCCTTCGTCTCCTCGAACCTGAACGCTCAGTCAGAACTCAATGTCACTGGGAATGCCTTTATGTCCTCAAACGTCGTAGTCACCGGAAACACTGATGTACAATCCGAGCTCAATGTCACTGGGAACACATTTGTATCCTCAAACCTGAACGCTCAGTCAGAACTCAATGTCACTGGGAATGCTTTTGTTTCCTCGAATGTTGTCGTCACTGGGAACACTGATGTACAATCAGAGCTCAACGTCACCGGGAACGCCTTCATCTCCTCGAACGTCGTAGTCACCGGAAACACAGATGTACAATCGGAACTCAATGTCACTGGTAATGCCTTCATCTCTTCGAACCTGAACGCCCAGTCGGAACTCAATGTCACTGGTAATGCCTTCATCTCTTCGAACGTGGTAGTCACCGGAAACGTGGATGTTCAGACAAATCTCAATGTCACCGGTAATGCGTACGCGACAGAGTACTATGGCGACGGTGGACTTCTCTCCAATGTCAATCTCCAAGTTGTTTCTGATCACGGAAATACAACCTCAAACACCATCCAATTTACAAATCCCACCACAGCCTTCACCACCGACCTCACTTCGAATGTCGAAGTCAAGTTGGACCAATTGGCAAACGTCGTCATCAATACGACAGATGTCTACGAGTCTCTTCGAGCCGACCACACACTCGTATATGACGGCGAAAACTGGTACAATGATTACCCAAAACACACATATGTGAAAATTTATAACGATTCAGGTGGACCACTCCCACAGGGTTCCGTCGTGTACATCAAAGGTACACATAACGCGAATCTTCTCGACGTTGACCTAGCCAAAGCAGATAGTTCAACTACGATGCCAGCGTTTGGTATTGTAGCCGAAACAATCGCTTATCAAGCTGAAGGTGTTGCTGTTACATATGGTAAAGCGCTGACTACATCGGTCACTTCTTTCATAGAAGGTGAAACTGTATATGTGAGTGCTACTACAGCAGGTGGTCTCTCAAATGTCAAACCTTACAATACCGCCCTCATCCAAAACGTTGGTGTCGTGACAAAAAGTGGGGGTGGACAGGGAGCTATTTTCGTGACCGGTATCGGCCGTGCGAACGATATTCCTAACGCTCCCATCGTCCTCGATGAGACAGATATCAACTATGTGTACGTCAACGACCAAAACAATGACCTCAAAAAGATTGAACCCTCCAATTTGTTGACTCAACTTCAAACCCTCCAACAAGTGACTGATACCTCCAATACGACGTCGAACATCGTCCGCTTTACGAATGCCACCACAGGTCTCGTGACAACTTCGAACATTGAAGTGGGTGATCGCATCTCCATCGGAAACTTGTCAGTGGATAAAATCCCCATCGTGGGTACCGGGAACTTTCTCGAAAATTCAGCCATCGGTCGCTCCAATGGAACCATCGTCATCTCTTCAGATCTCGAGGTTCTCGGAAACATCGTAGTAGATGGTAATTCGTATATAGTCGAGTCGAATTCCCTGGTCATCAATGACCGCATCATAGGTATCGCCAATAACAACGTGTCTCACGAACTCGATGTCGGTATCATCATGCAACACCCCGGCAAGAACATTGCTCTCATCCACCATGGTGAAACCCAAGGTGATTCTGATCCTCACGACCACACGTTCACGATCGGATACACACAAAATACGGTAACAGACAATCACGTCTTCGACGATTCCAACCTGATCACCGTCGAAATTTTGGGGAACCTCATCACACAAAACAACTTGACCGTCTCTGAAAACATCACAGTCGTTGGGACGACTTTGTTACAAGATAGTGTCGGTATCGCAAACACTGCACCTGTGCACGACCTCGACGTGGGTTCCAACCTCTATGTGGATGACCAGGGGTCCAACGTCCTCCATGTCACTGGTAACGTCTATGCCACCCGTTTTGTGGGTGATGGTGCTTTTTTGGAGAATATCGCTTCGAACCTTCACGAGATTACCACCAATGGAAATGTCACCACAAACACCTTGCAGTTTGATGGTTCCACCGCCCTTGTGACCACGGGAAAGGTTGGTGTCTCCAACACTGCACCTGTGCACGACCTCGATGTGGGTTCCAACCTCTATGTGGATGACACGGGATCCAACGTCCTTTATGTCACCGGTAACGTCTATGCCACCCGCTTCATCGGTGATGGTGCCTTCTTGGAAAATATCGCATCGAACCTCCATGAAATTACAACCAATGGAAATGTCACCACAAACACCATACAGTTTGATGGTTCCACCTCTCTCGTGACCACGGGAAAGGTTGGTGTCTCCAACACTGCACCTGTACACGACCTAGACGTGGGTTCCAACCTCTATGTGGATGACCAGGGGTCCAATGTACTCCACGTCACTGGCAACGTCTACGCCACCCGTTTTGTGGGTGATGGTGCCTTCTTGGAAAATATCGCATCGAACCTCCATGAAATTACGACCAATGGAAATGTCACCACAAACACCATACAGTTTGATGGTTCCACCGCCCTTGTGACCACGGGAAAGGTTGGTGTCGCCAACACTGCACCCATACACGACCTTGATGTTGGTTCCAACCTCTATGTGGATGACCAGGGGTCCAACGTAGTGCATGTCACTGGCAACGTCTACGCCACCCGTTTTGTGGGTGATGGAGCCTTTTTGGAGAATATCGCTTCGAACCTCCACGAGATTACCACCAACGGTAATGTCACTACCAACACCGTGCAGTTTGATGGTTCCACCGCCCTCATCACCACAGGAAATGTGGGTATCGCGAATGCAGCACCTGGTCATGAATTGAGTGTCACAGGTAACGTGTACGTATCTTCAGAAGTAAACATTGTCGGTGGCCTCATCACCAACCTCGGTGGGGTCGCTAAGAAGACCTACAGCCATTCGAATGTGATCACTGCATCGACCATTCGTGATATCGATATCGTCTTCGATTCGGAACTCTTCTCGGCGAAGATTACCGCCCACCTCGTCGAACCCACGAGCAACATCAGTGTTCTCAACTTGGATGTCACGGGTGGTACGGGACGCGATATCGGGAAGGGGTTCCTCAGTATCGTCGGGGACCAGAACTCCAAGCATTGGGACTCGACCGTGACGACGACGGACACGACCGTCACCCTCGCACCCTCTGTGGGTCTTTTGAGTGATGGAAATGTTCACGTGTTTGTCGAGTACACCTCACCTCTAGGTGCGGGTGGTGTGGTGAGTATTGACGGAACCACGTTCGACTATTAATTTTATTTTATCACCTTCCTATAAGGTAGCATGTCTTCTAAGAACTTTTATGGTCTGACAGGAGACGTTACCGTCGACGGTGGTATTTTGAATGTTGGAAACGCACAACTGTATGCAAATACCGAGACGAGTAACGTCGGTATAGGTACCACGAATGCAGAGTTTAAACTCGACGTTCACGGTGATGCGAACGTCGAGAATTTGTACGCCACGTATTTACATGGTGACGGAAGTAACATTGAAAATATCGTCAGCAGCCAATGGGAAGGGTCACCAGGTGACCCCATTTATTACACGAGCAACGTGGGTATCGCGAACACCTCACCAGTCACGAAGACTTTGCAGGTTGGTTCCAACCTGTACGTGGAAGATGCGGGTTCCAATGTGATTCATGTGACCGGCAATGTGTATGCGGACTATTTCGTGGGTGACGGTAGTCAACTCACGGGTATCGCCGCGAGTCTCGACCAGATTGTCGACCAAGGGAACACAGTTTCGAATACTATCCAGTTGGTTTCGGGGCAGGATGCCACATCGAATGTGGGTCTGGTGACCCACGAGGGTGTCAGTATAAGTGTATCAAATGCGAATCCCACGGGGGAGTACCAGTTTGGAGTGGGCTCGAACCTTCTCGTCAACGTCTACAGCTCCAACGTCTTGACCGTGGGTGGGAACGTCTTCGCCCAAAAGATGACTTTGGGATCGGTGACAGTCACACCTGCCTATAATCTTCAGCAGATCACAGAGACTGGACCGACAACCAATCAGACCTTGGTACTCTCGAACGTGACCACTGGTCTCACGGCAGATGCCAATGTTGTTGTTAATGGGAATGTTACCGCAGGGTCTGTGATTACTTCTGGGAATGTTAACGCAGGGAATGTAGTTACTTCGTCGAACATCGAGGTCGGTGGTGATCTCTCGGTCACGGGGAATGTGTATATCGATGATATGCGGGTCGCAGAAGTTGCTTCAAACCTTGTGACCTATGACTCGACCACCGGGGAACTCATGGACTCTGGTGGTCTCTTCTCGAACAAATTGGCAGTCGTCTCGGAACAACCCCCCATTGCCCTAACCGGGGCGTCTACAGTGGTGACGAACCATGGGACGTACACCATCGAGGCTTCGAGTGGGACGGTCG